AACCTGCTAAAGCATATCTTGCTTGGTTTAAGTCTGCAACTTCTGACCAAGATGAACCATTCCATAATTCTGTAATAGCAGTTCTAGGATTGTCTCCACCAAAAGCTAAAGCTGATGTTGTAGTTCCTGCACCTCCTAAAGCATATCTAGCACTATTTAAAGCTGTAACTTCCGTCCAAGATGTACCATTCCAAGATTCTGCTTTTGCAGAATTTGCGGTAATTTCTCCACCAAAAGCTAAAACAGCATCATTATTTACTCCAGTTCCTGCTAAAACTTGTCTTGCTGTATTAAGATTACTGACTTCTGACCAAGAAGTTCCATTATATTCTTCTGTTTCATTATTAGCTGGTGGACCGCCACCAAATGCAAGTGCTGATGTTTGTGTACCAGCTCCAGCTAAATTTGATCTTGTAGTAGTAAGTTCATTAACTTCAGTCCAAGATGTACCATTATATTTTTCTGTTTGATTTGTATTTCCTCCTGGAGCACTTCCTCCAAAATAAAGTCCAGCGGTTTGTGTTCCAGCTGTAGCTCCTGCAGCTTTAGCAACATTTAAATTTTCTCCTGATGACCATGTGGCTCCAGCAACTCCTGCAGTTAATGGATCAGTAGCTAAACTTTGAACTGTAAAACCTTTTATGCCTTTATAATTTGCCATAAAAATTTACTACGGTAATGTGATATCTGTAGGTCTTGAATGTGAAGCTTTATAATCATCTGATTTAGAATCCCAATCAGCTTGCGCTGTTGCAACTTCTGCATCTACAATAGCTTGTGCTTCAGCTTGTGTTTTAGAAACACCTGAAACTTTAGCTATCCATGCATCACCATGATTATTATCGCCTACAACCCAAACATTTCCAGGTTGACCAGATAGATAAAAATTAGTTCTCTCTTCATGAGTGAAAAAATCTTTTCCCCAGTTATTCGCTGTACAATATTTATTTGCCATAGTTCTCTCCTTTGTTGTTATTATTATAACTTATTTTTAACTTGTTGTAACGGTCTTTATTACTAAGCTTGGTGCTGCCCATTCTTCTGTAGCTTGTGCTACTGCAGATGGAGGTCCATAACCACCTACTGATATAGCATTAGTGCTATCAGGCCCACCCCCTGTATTATTATATCTATTTACAGATTGATCAGCAACTTCAGTCCAACTTGTTCCATCCCAAAATTGACAAGATTGAACACCTGGAGGTGTTCCGTTTTTAGAAAATATTAAACCATCTGTTGATGTTCCTGCTCTTCCTCCTGAATTTGACATTGCAACTGTTAAATCTCCAACTTCAGTCCAACTTGATCCATTCCATAATTCATTTAATACAGTGCCGCCTCCGCCTGCAGCAATTGCTGCGGTCGTAGTTCCAAAACCTACTGGTCCTGTTCTAGCTGTATTCATATCTGTTTCTTCTGTAAAGGAACTTCCGTTGTAGGATTCATTAAAAGCTTGCGCTGGACCGGGGTTATCTCCACCGCCGTATACTCTACCTGCAGTTTCTGATACTCCTGCACCTGTTGTATTTCTTCTTGGGTTATTTAGACTTCCACCATTACTAAAAGAACTTCCATTCCATTCAAAAGCTACAGCGTTAATAGGTGCACCACCTGGCCCTGTTGATCCTCCTGCTGTCACATATGAATTAGTAGCACCCCAAGATCCTCCTAATCTATTTGTTCCAGGTTGATTTGGTCCTTCTGTCCAAGAAGTACCATTATAAGATTCTGCATTCGCTGTTACAGTACCTGCTCCAGCATTAAACCCACCAGACACAAAAGCATTACTATTAGTGCTTAAACTTGCACTTCCTCTTTGCCCTGCTTGAGTATTTGTATTTCCACCACTTGCCCATGTTCCAGCAGCCACTCCACCAGGTTGTACATATTTAAAAGCATTACTTGTAGAGTTATAATAAAATTGTCCAATTGCACTTGGAGTAGTTGGGTCTGAAGCAAGGTTTTGAACTGTGAAACCTTTTATACCTTTAAAAGTAGCCATTGGATTATTTATCCTTTAGCAGCCAGCCTTGTGTAGCATCAACATAGCATAATGTTAAACCAGCTCTTTCAATTGAAACGGTTAGACTTGCTGCAACACCTTGAATTTTTTCGGATCCATTTGGTGCTACTGTTAAATTGTTTGTATCGAATGTGCCTGCGTAATCTACTAGTGTAATTTCATCACCTAAAGTACCTGCTGGTAATGTTGCTGTGAAAGCCGCTGATGTTGTATTACAAAAATATCCCTCTCCAGCTACTGCTGTAAACCCTGAAGTTTTAACAGCTACCCAAGATGTACCACCAGAGTTATCTACAAAAGATAAAACACCTGATCCGTTAGTTGTTAAAACTTGATCTGCTGAACCTGTTACTGTTGGAAATGTAAGTAAATCTAATTTTACAGCTCCTGAACCTTTTGGAGTTAAAGTAATACCAATATTAGTATCTCCACCTGTTGCTGAAATTTCTGGAGCACTTCCAGCTGCTTTGTTTGTTAAAGTTAATTCATTAATAGCTGATGCTGTTGCTGTTACTTTAAGTAATTCATTTCCATTAACATCGTTAAGACCTGTAATAATTTTAGGATTGGTTAAAGCTACACCGTTAAGTGCATCATATATTGTAGAGCCATCTGAATATACTATTGCTCTACTTCCTTGAGTAATAGCTACACCATTAGCAGCATGACCAGTATTAGCAAAAGTTAAAGTATAAGCTCCTGAAGTATTATTATATACAATATATTCACCTTCTACAGCATCAGTAAATACATGAATAGAAGCTCCTAATGCTCCAGTTAGTTCTATTACTTTATTGTGAACTTGATCATCAGCACCTTCTGTTGTATTTGTAGTTGATGTATTAGATACTAAAGTTACATTAGCTGTTCCCGCAACACTTACTGCAACGTATCCTCTTACGGTACTATCAATTCTATTAAAAACATAATTTACTAAATTACCCCAATTACCGGAGTTCTCGCCTGAAACTTGTTTTTCTAATTTTAATCTGGTTGTATAAGCTGACATAGTTATTTATACTTTATTAATTTATATTTGTAAATAATATATATTTGTATTCATTTGTACACTAAATATTTGTCCAAATCTCGTTATTTCCACTTGCTATATCATCCCAAAATCTTAAAGTTGTAGGTGTAACATTAGCTTGAATACCAGTCATACTGATATTATTATTAGAATTAGGTATAATATTAGCTAAAGCAATTGTAACTTCTTGGCCAGTCATATCTAAAATTTGTCCAGTAGATAATATAAATGAACTTACATTAGCATTAGCATTAATTCCAATAATTGGAATAAAATTTTCAGTATCAGTTGTAATACTAGATAAAGTAGAAGTTAGTGCTTGACCAACTATATCCATTGTATTAGCTGTTCCAGTTGTAATAGAACCTAAACTAGAAGTCATATTAAATTCAGGAACTACTATAGTAGAGTTACCATCACCTGATATTGAATAAGTTCCAATAAAAGTATTTGCTAACAAACCGCTAATTGAATTTATAGTATCAGCTACTGTAGTTATACTAGCTAAAGAAATAGTTACAGCTTGACCATTTATAATTGAAGTACTACCTGCTTGAGCTGTAGAAAAATTTAAAGCAGAATTAAGTTGTTGACCAGTAGTAGAAAATATTGCACCAGTACCTACAAGTACTAATCCAATAGGACTATTCCATGCACCTTCACTCCATGATTCTCTACCCCAACCTTGACCAAAATTAATTGAACTTTGTATAAGTTGAGAATTAATTACAGCAAGAGTATCTGGTGATGAATTCCATGCACCTACATTCCAACCAAGTCTTCCATATCCTACACTAGCACTCATAAGGAATTTCTCCTTATGCTATTCTGATTAAGCCAGCAGTCGAGTTAGCAGTTGGAAATTGTAATTCAAAAGTTCCGTTTGTAGAAGTTTTAATTCCTCCAAAATCTAAAACTGCAATTGCCGAATTTGCATTATTTGCATTATATAATAAAGCCGCTTGAGCAGAAATTGTTGCATTTGCAAATGTAACATTATCTGCATCAAAAATAGCAGTAGTTCCATCTACTGAAATTGCTACATTAGTTAATGCGTTTCCACCTGTGGTATAATTAGTACCAGAATCTGAAATTTCATTTGTTGTTGCATATGCTGCTGTTGTTGCATTTAAAGTTGCTGCATTCGTGTACAAAGCACACTTCAGAGTGAGTGCTGCAAGGTTTCCACCCGGCGACATTAAGTCTTGTTTGAATACAGTAGCTATTGCTTGTGTTATTGCCATTCTTAGTTTCCTCCAGTTAATGTGTTTGTACCAAGGGGACTACCAGGAAACTTATAATCGGTTCTTCTTCTTCTCCGAGCTTCATTGTTAACAGTAGTAACTCTTGTATTATACAAATTTTGGTATATCTTATAATCTTCCATGTTCTTTGTAAAGAGATTTGCTTCAACTAAACAACCAAATAATAAAACATCTGGAATATTTTCAGTGTACCAATTAGTAGTATTAGTATTAGATAATGGATTAATTTTTCCTTGATATCCTAATTTTAAAGTATAATTTTGATCAGGAGTAGGTGCTAAATATACTCTATCATCATCAAAGTTAGCAAAATATTTAGGTTGTCCTTGTAATGATATATCAGGCCAGTACTCTTGACAAAAAGCTAAAGTTTTTAATTCTAAATAACTTACATTAGAACCAACTGTTAAAGTTAAATAATTAAATAACATAGGTTCTATAGAGGTAGGAAGATTTACAAATCTATCACCTGCTATAGTTGTAGTAGTTACGTTTTCATTAAATCCAATAGGGTCTATATCTCTTGATAAAGTAGAAAAAGTATTATCAATAAAAGTATCTAATTGATTAGTAAAATCTGTTCCTGTATTTTCAGCCCAAACTTGTATGTCATTTTGAAGACTGCTGTATGTCATTGCCATTTGTTTTATCTACCTCAATTTTTTCGTCAACTATAAATTTACTCCAAACATGTCCTGCAAATGGATATGTTCCAAAATGAGTTAAAGGACTTTGAAGATCAGCATATATTTTACCACCTATTTTTTGCCATAATCTACAAAAAGAATAATCCTCTGATAAATATCTATTACTTTTTTCATCGATAATACAGTCAAAAAGTGCGTAACAATTTTTACTAGAATACCTTTCATTATTAATAATTTGATCACTTGTATATTTAAGATTAGGATAAGCTTCTATCATTTTACGGAAAACTTCTTTTTTAATACACATAAAACCAGTAGCTGCATCTAATACCTCAGCAAAACCTCTTTCTACTTTAATATCGTCAGGTTTAGCAAAATTTAAATTATAACCCATAGCTCTTTGTTCTAAATGTTTATCACTTTTTTTTAATAAATCAGGTATAGCTTTCCAATCAATAGATTTTCTTGGATATACTCCACAAGCTATATCATGACCAGATTGTAATACTTTAGCTACAGCTTCTCCATTAAATCCAATATCTGCATCAATAAACATCATATGTGTAAAATCATCTGGATCTTTATCATCCATATCTAAAAATTGACTTACTAAAGTATTTCTAGCTCTAGTAATTAAACTTTCATTTCCCATTGTATTTAAATGAACTTTAAATTTTTCTTTAGCTGCAGTTTGAGTTACACTCATTACTCCGTGTAGATATCCTTCTGAAAGTAAACCGCCATAACAAGGTGTTGCGATCATAACACTTAATTTTTTATTTTCTATCATGTTACAACAGTAACACTTCCTAAACCTATTTGTAACAAATTTGTGTTAGTTGTATACCAAGTAACAGGAATAGTTGCAACTCCTACATATACAGATTGACCAGACGTATTTTCAAAACCTGGTATAGCAGTTACTTGATTAGGAACACCACCTGTATTAGAACCAGCTATTCCACCACCAGTTCTTGCTGCTTGAGTAGCAGATATGTTAGCTTGTGGTCTAGCATTTTGTAAAGTTTGTGCATCTGTAAAATAAGTTAAATCTAATTGTGGTTGTTTAGGTTCCCACTCTGAAGTATGAACAAACATTCCTGTCCATTCAAATCTCATTTCATTGTAAGGAAAACTTAATCCTGATCTATCAGAAATAGCTTTTGCATATTTTCCACCAGCAAATTTTTGTGATGCAGCTCTGTGAGGTCTACTGCTTGAAGGAATTTGAGCCATTAGGAATAAAAACTATTTCCAGTTGCTGGTACAATTCTTGTAGATGGAGTATCATCACCAGCTATTAATCTTTGATAAGCTTCTTCGTAATCTACTTTTAAAATTTGTTGAGTTGCTGCAACAATACCTGGTCTTTTTTTAGAAAGATAATAAGCAAGTCCTGCACACATACATTCAAAAGCTCTGAAAGGTACATCTATATTTTGTTCTACACCATTTACAGTAGAAGCAGTAATATCTTCTATTTTTCTCATACGATAATAAGTAAGAGTATAGTTTTGATCAGGAGCAGGATAAATTTTAAGTACTGGAGTAGCTAATCTTTGTAAATAATATTGAGTAGGTCTAGCTGCAGTAGTTTTATTTGCAATAACTGCATAATCACCAAGACCTAAAGCTGTCATGGCATATTCAGTTCCATTAGCTATTTGAATATTTGCATTTATAATATCAACAGTATCGTAGTCTAAAGTATATTCGATAGTTCCTGTAGTAATAGCTAAAGTTTTATATTCTACAGTCCATTGATTGTAACCTCTGTTTGCCCAATCACTAAACATAATATTCATACTACGTCTAGCTGATCTTACATCATAACCTAAAATAGGATCACCTCCTATTCTGTCATATGCTTCTTGTATTACATCATTAACGGTAAGGTTATATGTTGAAGTTCCAGATAAAGCCATAATTTCCCATTATGCAAAAAATGCTGTTACACCATTTATAGTTGCTACATTAGCACCTGCTAAACTTGATGAAACTTGTATACTTGTTTTAAATTTTATACCATCTTCTGGTAAATTCATAGATACTGTTGAAGCACCTACAGATACATTACCTGTTTCAATTTCAAATACATCTGTTCCACCATCTTTCCAAGTAAGAACACCAGCAACAGTCGAAGGCTCTACTATAAAACCTTTTAGTCTCATTGGTCCTGCAAATAAAGTAACTGTAGTGGCTACATTTGAAGATGTATTAGATAATGCTGCTTTATTTTTACTTACAACATTTATGTCTGATCCTGCCATAATTTCTCCTAAATTAAATTATATTTTTTTAAGTCTTCGTATAGTAAAGCAATTCTATCTTCAGGTACAGTATTTGGTTTTAAATACTCTTGTTGAGCAGACTTAGCTTGAACATTACCCATATCTAAAGGTTTTTGGTTAATATTAGATGTTATATCACTACTAGGCATTCCGCCTGAATTACCAACAACTTTTGTACCGCCGCTAAAAGTATCTATTACTTTTTCTATATTAGCTAATTTTTTTTCTAAACTATCTTCTTTTGTTTCTGATTTTTCTTTTTCTTCTTTACCTAAAACTTCTTTAACTGTTTCTGTTTTTGAAGTATCATCTATTGATTCTACAGCTTTTTGATCAGCCGTTTGACCAGCTTCCATAACTTCAGTAGTTTTTAAAAAGTCATCATACTTTTCAACAGATGTTCTTTCATCTGTATTTACTTCTTTTTCTTTTCCAAGGTTTTTTAATGCTTCCCCAGTGTTTTTTAAAAAATCTAAATTAAATTCCATATTTTAAAGGAGGGCCCGAAGGCCCTCTAATTAATTATTAACCTACGTTATTATTTTGAATATAAGTAACTGTTAACCAACCAACACCTGTTCCAGTGTTTGCTTGAGTTAAAAGTAATCTTCTATCTGTTGTACCAACGTCTGCCCATGCATCAACTCTAGCCTTGTTAGCTCCAGCTGTAATAGTAATGATACCTAAAGTACCTCCAGCAATTCCGCCAGCTGCTGTAAATGCAGTTGCATCTCCAACATAACCTAGACCAGCTGTACTTGCAACACCGTTCCATACAACACTTACACTTAATGCTGCAGAAACCAATTGGCTATTTGCCGGTATTATTATACTTGTTGTACTTGTAGTGGCTGTTTGATCAACAGCTACTGTTTGTGACATTACAACTTGACCTGTGTTTTTTACATCTGAACCTAAAGTAGTTCCAGTTGTTTCTTTAATTATTCCAGCTTTAATTGGGCCAGAAAATGTTGTTGTTCCCATATGTCTACCTCCTTAGTAGTCTGCTTTCGCAGTCTTTTGGGTTAACTTAAAAACACTAGGCGTATTGCTACGCCTAGTATCAATTACTTATTATGCTACGCCTTCAGATCCGTATACACCTCTCCAGTCTGTAAAACCGAAGCTGTATCTTTCTCTGACTTTGTATCTTAAATTACCAGTT